TAGGTCTACTAACATTCTCAACATCTGCCTTATCAACTGGTACTGGCATTACTTGGGGTGGTGGTGGTGTTGGTGTAACTGATAGATCAATCGGTCAATTTGCTGGTTGTACAGTTGTCATCGACTCACAGGTAAACACAAACGATCCTACAACTACTGGTAATCGTCAAGAGTTCCGTTGCTACTTAATGAAGTCAGGAACAATTCTTGAGGGTGTTCAGTCTGAGCTTGGTATTGAAGCAGAAAGAAACATCTTATCTAAGCAAGATGTTATGTCTGTTGATTACCATAGTGCTTATCACGTTATGGGTACTAAGTGGACAAACGCTGCTGATAACCCTGCTAACTCAGCACTAAGAACAGGATCTAACTGGTCTGCAACATATGATATTGACCAAATTCCTATGGTTGAAATCTTTGTTAACTCTCCACTAGATAATGGTCTAAAGTCTTAATTTATTTTAAGATTAAAATGTGGTCATTAAACCTCATCAATTATTGGTGGGGTTTTTTCTTTACGCTACAATACAGATAAATTACTAAACAATCGTGGCAGCTACTATAGACGCAACAATAAAAGGAGCAAATGCTAATAGCTATGTCACATTAGCTGAAGCAGACGCATACTTTGAAACTGTTCCTAGTTCTACGCAATGGGATAATAAACAAGATGATAAAAAAAATCGAGCACTTATAGCAGCTACAAGATGGATTGATACTTTGGTTTATTATGGAGATAGATGTGATGAAAGTCAGGCACTTAAATTTCCTAGAACAAATTATCAGGTAGATGGAGTTGAACTGGCTTGTACAACTATTCCAAATAATATTAAATATGCACAATATGAATTAGCTAGAGCATTGGCAAATGATACTGATGCTATTACAGGAACGACTGGTAAAGATGGTAATTTTTCTGAAGTTAAGCTAGGAGATATACAGGTTAAATATAATACTGATAGTCAGGGAACTGGTTCTATTAATAATATTTTAGATGTTTACCCATGGTTACAAAGTTATCTTGGAGCATATATGCTTGGTGGTGCTGGCAGTTTCCAACTTAGGGTGGTAAGAGGATAATGGCAGGACAGTTAGACTCAGCATTTAAACAGATTGCAAAACAGGTTGTAGCTGACTTGGGATCTTCTTTTGATTCTTCTATTGTTTATACAAAAAAAGCATCGGGAAGTTATAACACAGCTACAGGTGCATATACTACAAGCGATACGACTTACAGTATCAATGCTCCTGTTGAGTTTGTTATTTCTACTGAAGATGATGGTAGAGAAAGAAGAGAAGCAAAGGTTTATATTACTCCTGATTTAATTGGAGATAATCAACCAGATTTTCAAGATGAAGTTACATTAACTTATGCTGGATCTACAAGAGTAGGACAGATAGTTAATATAGATACAAGACAAGGTGGACAGACTTATTTGTTTACTTTATTAGTGAGGTTCTGATGGTTAAAGGTAGAGATATTGAGAATATAGAAAAAGATCTTACTGGTAATTTAGAGAGAGATTTAAATATTTTTGTGCGAACAGTTATTACTGATTTATCTACAAAACAGAATAGTCCTGTTGACACTGGATTTTTTGCTTCTAGCTGGACAGCAAGTACACAAAGACCTAGACCAGATCAATCTAGAAAAGAATTTGCTCCGTGGAGTAATATTAAACCTTCAAGAAATGGTACGGAAGCTCCTGGTGCGGTAGTCGAACCTAGATTTCTCGATACATTAGCATTTAATTTTAAACCTTTTTCAAAAGTATTTATTGGTAATAGATCAGAATATGCAGCTAGAGCTTTGGCATCTCCCAGAAGTGGAGTTCCTCAATATGTTCAAGGAAAATTAGGAAAATTAGTAAATCAAGTATTTAAAGAAAAGTCAAAATTAGCCGTTGGTACTTATGGTTCTGGAGTAAAATATGAATCTAAGAATGTAAGAGACTTGCAAGGTTTTGGTTTATTTGGTGGAACTGATGATGTATTTGTTGATTACACTAATCCATGACTTTAGTTAACACCAGAGCAGCTTTTGAAAAAGCAGTAACGGACTCAGTTGCAGCAGTAGACGCTACTGTTGAAATGGTTTATGACAATATGGTTTATAAGACTCCTGGCAAAACAAAAAAATATATTGTTATGTCTGTTGATTTTGCACAGGCAACCACTCAAACACAGGGAGCATCACAGGATTTCTATTCTGGTGTTATTCAATGCAATATTTATGTTCCAAGAGGAAAAGGTAGTTCGACTTTATCTTCATTAGGCGAGGCAGTTATTGATGGACTTACCTCTGTTAATGCTTCTAATTATACCGATACATTTAGTTGCACTCCAAGAGTTCTTGATGTTGTTGGAGTTACACCGATTGAACGTGATGATTCTTCACATTTCTTAGGCTTAATATCTTGTCAATTTACTGCCAACGCTTAGTATAATGATAATAGCTATACATTAACATGACTAGAGCAGTTGATCTTTTAAAGAACAAGTTTGGAGTTTCTCAACTTTATAAACATGATGTAATAAAAGATGATGAGGTTATCCTTTCTGTTTATTGGCATCCATTAACTATTGCAGAAAGAGAAGCAATACAGAAAAAAACTAATTCTGATGATACTAACGATTATGCTTTACAAATGATGATAGAAAAAGCATTAGATAAAGAAGGCACAAAACTCTTTCAAGATGGAGATAAGGCTTCGCTTAGAAGAGAAGTCGAAGCAAGTATTTTACAGGAAATACAATTAGCTATGATTAATGCTGGTGCTGATAAGGAGGTTGAAGAGGCTAAAGCCGATTTAAAAAGCTAATAAAGATTGGCAGTTTTTATTTTCATTAGCAAAGACATTACATAAAACTGTAGCTGAGTTATGTGAAACTTTGACTATTGAAGAGATGATAGGTTGGGCTGCTTATAACGAAATTGAAAATGAAGAATATAAAAAACAACAAGAACAAGCACAAAAAACTAATGCTTTAAGAGGTAAAAGAAGGTAATATAGAGAAAATGTTTTAATTTTTATAGCAAGTGGCTAATTATAATGTTGATATTGCTGTTGCTTTAAAAGGTGCTGACCAAGTAGCAAGATTTAGTAAACAGATTAAAGATTTCGCAGCAAATATTAAAGGTGCAAATATTTTTATAGAATCATTTTCTAAAGGAAGTGAAGGTATAGTAAGAAATATAACTAATTTACAAAAAAATCTTAATGAAGCATCAAATAATTTTAGAGAAGTTGCTTTAGGAACAAAAGAAGCAGTTATAGCAGCATCACAATTTCAAAAGGCACAAGATGAAGTAAATAAAGGATTAGCTGAACAACAAAAATTATTAGATGATTTATCAGGGAAAACAGCAAAGAAAACAGCAGCAGATAATCAAGTATTACAAAATGCTTTATTAAAATTAGAAAGGCAATCTACAAAAGAACAAGAACGACAATTTTCACTTCGTCAACAAGGGCAAGAGCAATTAAAACAAAAAGTTCAAGAACTAAATGAACAAAGAAAAAAAGAAAATCAATTATTAAAAGAAAATGTAAACAAAACAAAAGAAAGTGTTGCAGAAGAAATAAAGAAAAAATTTAGTATTATAGCTTCGCAAAGTGAAAGACGTAAAAATTTAAAACAATCGGTAAAAGAACTTGAAGCAGCTAGAACTCGAATACCTATAGAAGAACGAATAAATGCACAACTTAAGAAAAGAGGTTTAATTTTAAGTGCAAATGGTAAAAAAATAGTTTCAATTAATCAAAATCAAGGAGCAGCAGCAAATAAGCAAGCAGGAAGAACAGTAGGAAGTACAGCTAGTAGTGCAATTATTGGTGGAGCTTTTCCTTTGTTATTTGGGCAAACAGGAGCAGCAGCAGTTGGTGGTGGAATTGGTGGTGCAGCAGGTGGTTTAATTGGTGGTCAATTTGGTTTTGCGTTGTCAATTCTTGGTACTGCAATAGGATCTTTTATACAACAACAAGATGAGTTAGATAAGTCTTTATTAAAAATCAGTAGATCATTTGAAAATGCTGGAAGTTCTGCTGGTTTTACAAGAGAATCTTTTAATGAATTGAAGTCAACATTAGGAATGACTAGAGATGAAGTGCTTGCTGTCGCTTCAGCCTTTTCTAGGTTTGGAGAAGCAGGAGAATCTGCTGCATTTATTTTTGGCGATAATCCTAATACTTTTAAAAATCTAGCTGCTATGCGTGATACTAAGACACTAATGACAGCAATATTAGATGAACAAAATGGATTAAGTATTGAGCAACAAATACAGTTACTTCGTGAAGCAAAATTGACAAGTTTTAAGGATATGCAATTAAAACTTAATCGAATGATATTAGAAGAGAATTTCAAAAGAGAAATCATAGAGGCAAGACAAATAACAAGACAAGATAAAATAACGGATATATTTAAAGATCAGTTGAAAATAATGATGGCAATGAAGTTGCCTTTTGTGGATCTTGAAAAACAATTTCCTGAGTTCTTTAAAAAATCTGCTGAAAAAGCTGAAGAAGATGTCCAAAAACTGCAAGAAGAATTTGATAAACTTACGGGTCAATTACCAGAACTTCAAGATTTGTTAACTGAATTAGATACTCAAGTTCAAGGTATGAGTTTTAGTATTCCATCTGCTATAGATTCTGTATCGCAAGAACTTAAAAAGCTGATGAGTGTAGGATTTATGGTCACAACTGTAGCTGATACAGTAGGAAGTGCTTTTGGAGAATCGTTTAAAGGAATAGTAAAAGGATCAATGACAGCACAAGACGCATTAAGAAATTTATTCCAAAGGACAGCAGATGCGTTTTTAGATATGGCAGCACAGTTAATAGCAAAACAAATACAAATGAAAATATTAGGAATAGGATTGAGGTTTTTTGGAGGAGGAATAGGTGGTGGCGAAACTGATGTTTTTGCAGGTTTTAATCGAGGTGCAACTGATCCAAATACACTTACGATGGCTAGTTTTGCTAATGGTGGTAGACCTCCTGTTGGTAGACCTTCATTAGTAGGAGAAAGAGGTGCTGAATTATTTGTTCCAGATAGAGCAGGTACTATTATTCCAAACCATGAATTAGGTGGTGGTATGAATATAGTAGTAAACGTAGATGCCTCTGGTTCTAACGTAGAAGGAGATGAAGAAGAAGGTAGAGAGCTTGGCCGTCTTATCTCAGTTGCTATACAATCAGAATTAATTAAACAAAAACGACCAGGAGGTATGCTTGCATAATGGCTACTTTTCCATCAATTACACCAACATACGGACAGCAGAAAAGATCTGCACCAAATACCAGAACTGTTCGTTTTGCTGATGGTTTTGAACATAGAATATTATTTGGATTAGCTGAACATCAAAATCCAAAAGTTTATAATTTTACTTTCAACGTATCAGAGACAGATGCAGATACTATAGAAACCTTCCTTGATGCCCGTGCAAATGATAGTGATAGCTTTGATTTTACTGCACCTGGAGAATCTGCTTCACAGAAATTTGTTTGTGAAGCATGGTCTAAATCTATACCTTATAACAATAGAGCGACAATACAGGCAACATTTAGAGAAGTATTTGAACCATGAGTACTGCTCCGATTATTACTGATCTACAAAAGATCAATCCTTCAGCAATAATAGAATTATTTACATTAACTACCGATGCAACTTTGCATGGTTCTGCTCAGACTTATAGATTCCATAATGGAACGAGTTTAAATGCTAATGGAGATATTATCTGGGCTGGTAATCAATATTTAAAAATGCCAATACAGGCAGAGGGTTTTGCTTTTCAAAAAGGTCAACTTCCCAGACCTACTTTGACTATCAGTAATGCTCTTGGAACTATTACAGCTATTTTATTAAATGTTAATCAGGTAACGACAGGTAATGATTTAACGGGAGCTACTGTAACAAGGATCAGAACTTTGGCACGTTATCTCGATGCTGTTAATTTTCCTGTAACAACAACCAGTACAACGACTACAACAACGATTGCTGATCCTGCTGATGCCGAAACTGTAACTTATACTGTTACTGTTCATAATCCTGGCAGTGGAAATATTTTTAGAATTAATGGTGTTAATAATCCTGTAATTACAATGAAAAGAGGATCTACTTATATTTTTGACCAATCAGATGCTACAAATAGCGGACACCCTTTAGCAATAAAATCTGATGCTGGAGGATCACAAACAACAACCGTAGTCGGAACTGCTGGAAATGCAGGAGCTACAGTAACCTATCAGCCAGCATATCCTTCTGCTCCAAATGATTTGAGATATTATTGTACAGTTCATGGTAATGGAATGGGTAATACAATCACAATGAACGATCCAAACACAACAACTCAAGATACAGTTACAACCACAACTCAACAGGTAAATCCATTAGGTACACCAGATCCTACAGCAGAGTTTCCACAGGAAATATATAAAATAGATAGAAAATCATCTGAGAACAGAGAAGTCGTACAATTTGAATTAGCTGCTGTTTTTGATCTTGCTGGTATTAGAGCACCTAAAAGACAATGTACTAGAACAGAATTTCCTTCGATTGGTACCTTCATAGCATGAATTGGAAAGAAGAAGCACTTGTTCATGCGAAAGACCAAGATCCTAAAGAGTCTTGTGGTTTATTATTAAATATTCGAGGAAAAGAAAGATATTATCCCTGTCGTAATCTTTCAATGACAGATCATCAATGTTTTATTATTGATCCAGAAGATTATGTAAAAGCGGATAATACTGGGGAGATAACAGCCGTTGTCCATAGTCATCCTGTAACACCTCCTGTTCCTAGTCAAGCAGATAAAATTAGTTGTGAGCAAAGTAATCTTCCGTGGCATATTGTTAACCCAAAAACAGAACAATGGGGATATTGTGAGCCTTGTGGATATAAGCCACCTTTATTGGGTAGACCATGGGTTTGGGGTGTAACTGATTGTTGGTCTTTAGTAAAAGATTGGTATAAAGAAGAAAAAAATATTGAATTGAAAGATTGGGATAGACCTACAACACCAGAAGAATTTATTCTTAATCCTTTGTTTGAAACTTGTGCTTGGAGAACTGGTTTTAGAGAGCTTAGACCAGATGAAAAGACAATGAATGGTGATGCTTTACTAATGTCTATTGGATCTCCTGGTTTAAATCATGTAGCTATTTTTTTAGATGGGGATGTTTTACATCATTTAACCGATAGACTATCTTGTAGAGAGCCTTATTCTCAATGGTTGTTAAAATGCACAGGAGGTAGGTATCGTTATGTTGCGTAAATTAAAATTATATGGCGAGCTTGCAGAATTTGTAGGTCATAAAGAGTTTGAAATAAAGGTAGATAGTCTTGGAAAAGCGGTAAGTTTTCTTGTCAATAATTTTCCGCAGGTAGAAAAATATATGAATCCTCAATATTATCAAGTAAAAGTTGGTAATTATGCAGTAGATCAAGAAGAAATACATCACCCAATAGGACAGGAAGATATACATATTGTTCCTGTTATTACTGGTGCTGGTAGAGGTGTTGGAAAAATATTATTAGGTGCTGCTTTAATTGCAGGTGCTTTTATTATTAATCCTGCTCTATCATTTAGTTTTAAAAGTGGTGTAACTGGGTTTGGTACTTTAACTGGATTTTCTGGTGCTGTAACAAAAGCTGCTGTATATCTTGGTGCTTCCTTAGTGTTATCTGGTGTGAGTGATATGTTATTTCCTTTGCCTAAACCAAAAGAATTTAAGTCAGAACAAGATCCACAGTTATCATTCAGTTTTTCTGGTACACAAAATACATCAAGAGCAGGTACTCCCGTTCCTATAGTTTATGGAGAAATAGTGACAGGATCAGTTGTTATAAGTGGTGCTATTGATACTCAGCAGGTACAAGCATGACAAATCCTAAAATTATTAGAGGTTCTGGATCACCCTCTCCTCCTACTCCACCTCAACCGACAAGAACTCCTGATACTTTACATAGTAGGCAGTTTGCTACTTTTTTAGATTTAATTTCTGAAGGAGAAATAGAAGGTTTTGCTACTGCATCAAAAGAAGGGCTTACAAAAGGAACTGCTGCATATAATAATGCTGCATTAAAAGATGTATTTCTAAACGATACCCCTGTTTTAAAAGCAACAGCTACCTCTGCTTCTCCAGCTACAACTGATTTTAACTTTCAAGACGTAACATTTAATCCTCGTTTTGGAACCTCAGATCAGACAAAAGTTGAAGGTATTGAAAGTAGTTCTTCTGTTACAGCAGTAGGAGTTACTGTCACTCAATCTTCTCCTGTTACTAGACAGATTACAAACTCAAATGTTGATGCTGCAAATATCACAATAACTTTTCCTCAAATACAAAAAGCAACAGATAA